TAGTAACAGTCAGCATACATATCGTACTGCGCTGGAAATGGCAACTTAACGCTATCTCCATACTGCCACCCACTGCATATGCCCTCAATTTCCATCTGTGTGTCAATTTCTATTCCGTACAACCGCTGGATAATGAAGCGAGTGCTACGTGCCACTGGTAGGATATCCCAGTCGAGTGTTTGTGCACACTCTAGGATCTGTCCCTTGTACCAGCCCATAGCATTCTTCGCTTTATCCGTTAGCAGAACACCTCTTCCCTTCAACACGGCAATGATTCTCTGACAAGCCGGTGCTATCACCGGGCACCCGTTGTATTGATACAGGGTGCTTAGAGCCTTTGATAAGAGAATCTCATCCTTTGTACTGGACTTAGAGCAAAGGTATTTTCTTCCAGCCCAACCAAGCTTCATTAGAGCTAAAGCAGGGTCGGTCATCACAACCAAGTTTTCAGGATCAAAAACCTGGCCGCAAAATGAAGCTTCTGTGATGTCAGGTGTGGAGCCTATCTTGAGACAAAAACCATAAGAGGCCATTTGCTCTGTTGTAGGCGTAATTTCAACGGGCACTCTAAACAGCCCATCGTCACCCTCCACGAATCCAGAAACTTCATCGGAAAAAATCTGGTCCCACGTGGCCCCCTTTTCATGCAATGAGAACATAAAAAGAACCAAGTTTGACCAGCCATTGCCCAATGACGTGTTCATCTCCCCACTCATCCGGGTCCCATCCAGTTCACAGTCAAATTGGTCAGCTAAATTAATGAAATTTTTACCTTTCACAAATTCAGCCCAAAATGACATGAACCGTTCGAAATCCACAGCAGGAAGGTCTTTGCACATAAAATTATACAAGGGCTCTTCAATAGCCCACATTATGTACGGTAAAAAATGCGCTTCAAAAGAAGTGTAGTCTGTATAAACATAGTTGGCGTTTTCCCGCACTAACCGGTCAAAGATGGCCCTGGGCCTATCCTTGACTGGTATATACTTTATAAACCAAGGCAGTTGACATACTACATGTTCAATTTGTGAGAACAGAGGTCCAAGTATACACTTAGACATGTCCTCGCGAGCATTTATGAGGCGTAAAGGTTTGGGTAAGCTGTAACACTCATCCTTACAGTGGCCCTTCACGCGCGTCCACTTTTTAATGCGTCGCCGCATTAGTTTGTTCCTTCGCCGTCTTCTTGGGAACGGCGTATCTCCCTGGCCATTGCAAACTCCATGTGTTGCCTCGCTGCGCGAGCACGTAGGGTTTGCCTTTGGAGGGACACTCTCATTTTTGCCAACTCGGCTTGCGCCCGTTGCTGTTGCAACCTTTCGAATTCCATCTCCGTAATAGGCACTTTTAAGCTGCTCTTTGCGCTGCTCTGAGTATCTGGTGGTGGAAAGCCAGGTTGTGAATGATAAATCACTTGTGTTTGAGAGGGGGGATAGGAGTCCTCTAGCTTGTAACTGCTTGAGGAATAATTGGGTGAATCTCCGGAGACGGCGTCGGACACAGCGCTGGCTGGGCGGGGGCCTGAATGCGAACCTTTTGGTACAGCCTGCAAGTAAGTTGACTGCGTCCTTGGGATCAGGACGATACATGCAGTGAGAATTGCAATGAAAAGCAAGAGCAGTAGCAACCAAAGCCCTATCGGCATTCCTTGGTATCTTAGGCCGCACCAGGAACCTTTTCTTGACCGGCGCATACCTTGTGGTGATGCTTGCATCATAAATTCTGTAGCCATACTGATTAGTAAGCTCGTCGTCTTTGCCCGAAAAATCGGGGTACTGACAGAGGTTATTTGACAAGACGCTACCTTCACGGTGCATCGAGCCACACTAACTCCATCTTGAAGTAAAAGGTCAGGAGCCATGGATAGGTAATCACACCTTGATGCCAAGGTTGATAATCCAGGGTCCGTCGCGTTCACAGTTTTTCTTGTAACAAGTTCATTGTAGTGGGAACTACTTATCACATCTGATTCAACCAAAAGGTCCTGAATCAGGCCACATTCCTTGAGCCGCTTATAGATTTCGGGATAGTCTTCTTTAAGGACATCCGTTGCTATCGTCGTCGGGCCGACACGTAGGAATTTTAATCTGTTATCAATTTGCACATAATAACATAGTGTGTAGAGATCACCCAGCAGTGCTACTCTCGATCGATCCGGGAGTGGGCGGGAATCCGTTTCTGGACCATAGTAGGTGGTGGTAGCCCTAACTGTGAAAACAGTTGACTTCCCAGTCACAATAGAATGATACAGCACGTAACCGCTGAATGGAATTAAGGCCAATAAAGACCACTTGCTAAAAGCCTGGATCAGTATGAATGCAAACACCCACAAAAATGAAATATTGGGGGGTTTGAAGTCACGTGACCCAGTTTGGATACATCTGTAAACAAATATATCCGATGGCAACTTTTGGACATCATAAGTGTCCACTGGTTTGAAAGAAATTTCCCTTGCCTCCAGCTCTTCCTCGGTTTCAGGTTGCCCACCTTTGGCACTACTGGATTGGGACGAGTCATCCGTATCCATAGATTTATAGGCATCCCTATCACCGAGGAATTTTTGGTTGGTCTCATCAAGGGACTGTTGAA